TGTTTTACTGCGTTCAGAAACAACTTCTTCCAGCTCTTTTTCAAGCAATCCAATAATTGTGAAAAGGGCTTTTGTACTTTTGTTGTAAAAATTATAAACGCGATTACCTTCACCACTCCCAAGAATCACATCTAGAGTAGTTACAGCTTTATCTTTTAATTCATCCATTTCAAATTGAGTAAATTCTTTGAATTCTTTAGCTCCATTATCATCTTCATCCATTTTTTCAAGTTTTGAAGTCATATTTTTTAATTGATCTGGAATATCAATAGTCGTTAAATCGGTTAAAGTTTTGTCAATTTCATCTGAAATTTGAACTTCATATACTTTCCCTGCGATTTTCATAGATTTTGTTAGCGATAATTTAGCATCTAAGTCAATTACATTGTTAATAGCCATGTTTTCCTCCTGAAATAAAAGAGCAGATAAACGAATCGTTCATCTGCTCTAAAATAGTTTTATGGTGCGGTGACTGTAAGTGCACATTCAGCACTTTTATTTCCATCTACCGTTTTTACTGTAATTTTTGTTGTGCCAGCTTTAACAGCAACTACTTTACCTTTTGTATCAACTGTGGCGATTGTAGAATCAACAGCTGACCAAGTTACATTTTTATTTGTTGTGTTTGCAGGTAGAACAGTCGCTACTAGCGTCTCATTTGCCCCAACAGCAAGTGATAACGTTGCTTTATTCAACGTTACACTAGTGGGGCTAATTACTCCCCCGCTTCTTCTAAGACCGGCTTCCCATTGAATGCAAGAGTGAAACTAAATGTTTGCTTAGCATTAGCAGCACCACCAAATGGCACGATAGATGTCATAGTAACAACTGCTTGAACTTTATTCCCTTTCGCATCAGTCCAACGAGCCAGCGTCCGAAGTTTGTCACCGATTGACAAGAAATGTTTTGCAACAAAATCTTGCGCCTTATCACCGAAAACACGATGACCAGAAATAGCAAATGTAATATTTTTACCTGTTACTTCCGATTCAGTGAATCCTTCTCCGTCATAATACGGAGTAGCATCAGTTGTATCAGCTGCTGCAGGTGTGATATTGCTAATTCCTGCTGCAAGTAAAGCAAAATCTGCACTTTCGATTGCATCTAGTGATTTATTGCCAGCTACGTCAATTTCTACTTTATTTTTAAAGTTTAGTAAAAACTCTTTGCTTGGAGCTGGGTCAGCAAATGTTTGTAGGTCCATTGGTAAAATATTTTTCATTAGTAAATTCCTCCTAAAATTGATGAATCATGATTTTTACATCTAGTAAGTATGTTGATACCCCTTCGCTGTCCTGTTCACTTACGAAAGGAGTATCGCTTATTTCAATTCCAATAAATTCAAAACTATCATTTTCCGATTGAATCGAAGTCAGTTCTTCTAAATAATTTGATATTAGCCACAGAGCCCTATTCGCTTTTTCTTGGTCTTTTGTATTAAAACCAATTTCATAAAGCATTTCACGTTCTTTAGTCCCGTCAAAGTATTCTTCTGTCGTTCGGCTTCCTGGCAGTGTATACACACACAAGGTATCTTCACCATTTAAGAAACCAATTGAACACGGCATCGGTATTCCTTTAACAGAATCAATAGAATCGGCTAATCGTTCTAAGAGATCCACTATAGTTGTCCCCCTTTGATGAACGCCTTTCGCCAGTCATTGATATGTTTTGACTTAGCACGTAAATCCCAGCGTCTACCTGTTCCAGGAGTCGTGTATCGTTTGATACGAACTAATCGACCTGTTTTAGTAACAATTAGACCTCGAAACTGCGTTTTGGCATATGGAGCCATGAAAATAATATGATTATCGCGAGTATAAGAATCACGTCTTAAGTGACCTTCCCTTTTCGGCACGTATAGATTCATATCTGCATGAGCTTGGCTAGTCATAAAGTAAGAAGCTTTTTCTAGATTAACGACCGAGAGCTTTCGTTCCGCTCCATTTTTATCAATTTTTACATGAAGCATCACAGCACCTCCAATTCATATGAATAAACTTCGTTACTAAATGGATTTCGATTGTCTACGATAGTTACTAAAGAATAAGTTTTACCCTCAAAAATAATCTCAGAACCTATGTGATCCTTTGAAATTTCAGGCATAGGGCTTGAAACATTAGAAAATAAAAAAGCGATAGCATTTGCTACCACTTTCCTATTATTATTCGAACCGCTATAAACTGTTTGGGGTTGGAAAATCATATTTTCGATAGTAATGTCATCTTCAAAAATCGGCTTTTGCCATTTGTCGCTTCCTTTTTTTAAACGAAGAATAATTGATTGATTACAGAATTCTTTTGGCATCTGTGGAATCATCTATAATCAACTCCTCTATATAAAAGACCTGTTCGCAGTAACTCATCATATGCCTCAGACGAAACTAAAGTTCTGCCATAAGTAGCAGAATTAGAGTTTCCTGTTTCAACACGCATCCGACCAACGCTAACGCTTGATGGTGAACTACTCAACAACTCTTGCAGAGAAGTCTTACCACCAATCGAATAAAGATATTCTGTTTGAATGGCCATTGCCGTTTTAAATTTTAGAACTCGATAGCTATTTGTATCGAGTTCTAATTTATTTATTAGGTAATAGTCAGATGTTAAACGATCAATATGCTGTTCAGCGTATGGTTCAAGTTCATCGAACTTATTTTTATCTTGAATTTTATTGAAACGAAGTTTTTTGTATTCTTCGAATGTTAAATAGCTCATTTAAGCACCTCACAACAAAAAGGAGAGGTTACTCAACTTCTCCTTTTGTTTCAGCATTTTTTAGCAATTCAGTTAGTTTTTGAGTTGAAGTGTTATTCGCAAACTCTACACCCAATTCTGTTAACTTTTGTTTTAACTCGTCACGATTTGGTTCGTTACTGTTCTCTAGTTCTGCAATGCGTTGCTTCAATTTTTCGTTTTCAGCTAACAATGCATTGTACTGTTTAACAGTATATGTTTTTCCGCCAGTTGCTGTTTCGACAACTTTATAAGCTGTTTGAGATTCGTCTAATTCGACAATGTCATAACCTTGAGCTTTATAAAAATCTTTGTCAGTGTCATCTACAGCAATCACTCGATTCCCTTTTTTTGCCTTCATTTTTATTCACCTCCACCACTTGTTTGTGCAGGAGTTACAACAAACGAAATTCCATCTGTTTTGGTTTCAAACAAAATTACATCGTCATATGATTGTTCATAGTATAAATAGTTACCTGAAGTTGAAGCAGATGGTTTATCTAAACCAGCAAACGAATATTTTTCTGGTGCGCACATGCATGGAATGTGAATTAGCATCATTTGGATAGTTTGTGCCGTTGGGTCTTCAACTGCACCTACAGTAAAGTCATAAAGAGTTTTCATATATGCTGACGGCACAGCTGGTTCAATCGTTACTTCATCTAGACGGTTTACCACACGGTCAATAACACCGTTATTGTTTTGAACAGATAAAGTACGTTGTAACCCTTGAGCGTTTTTCAAGATTTTTTTAACAGTTGGTGTAACGTATAATGAACGTCCCACGGCTGGAACTGCTGCTTCGTCCATTGCTGTCATCATTTCATCAAATTGTGTCAAGATATTTTCAGTAGTCAATTCAAGTTCAGTGATTCCTTTTCCACCATCTTTTGCTTTTTTCAAAGTAAAAAGAGACGAGAACATTTGTTTATCTTTTTCAGGAATTTTCTCTGTATCATTGTATGTTTTTGTAATATTAGCAATTGAAGTAACAAAGTTCGTTTCATCGACGTCTAATGGATCAACCAGAGTATCCCAGTAACGTTCATTTTGTAATTCGTAAATTTCCCACTTGTTTTCATAGTTAGCTCCAGAAGTTGTGATAGAACGACGTGTGCGGTCTTTACGTCCGCCTTTGATTAGCAATTTAGGAACTTTAACGGTTTTCGCTCCTACCCACTTTAATAAACCATTCGATGGAGAATTCCATAATTTTTGAGAATATAGAATCCCATTTTCTGAATAACGTTTTTGTAGTCCTTGTTGGTATGATTCTGCATAATTCAAAGTAGCATTATCAGCGAACATTTGTAGTTTCATTGGTAAAATCATTTTGTTTGATGTTTCCATGTGTATTTTCCCTCTTTCTTTATTTTGGAATATCGTTTGTCATTGCAGCAATCATTTGTGCAGTTGCATCGTCTTGATTTGGTGTAGCAGTACCAGACGCATTACCGTCAAAAGTTGCCTTTTTGTCAGCTGGTGGCGGAGTAGATGTGTCCTGTTCGAACAAATAAGCATCACTTTCTTTGAGTGCTGTTAGTTGTTCTTCAAGTCCTTTGATTCCTTCATCTGATAGCTCTAATTTTTTGTTATCTAACAGAGCTTTAGCAGCTTTAATATTTCGAGCGCCTGCTTGAGTTAAAGCCAATTCAACAGCAGATGTTTTTTTGATTTCTGCAATTTTGGTTTCTGAATCAGATTTAGCCTGATTGTACTTCTCTTGAAGCTCAGACAGCTGAGTGGTAAGTTCTTCATTACCTTTTGCCGACTTTTTCAGAGCATCGAGTTCGGATTGGTTCGCATCTAACTGCTCTTTGTATTGATTCGCTTGTTGCTCTGCAGTTGCAACATTACTATTCAATTCATTGACAGTTGTTCCGTGTAGGGCCATGACAGAGCCAATCTGTTCATCAGTTAAACCTAATTCTTTCAATTGTTCACGTTTCATTTTGTTTCCTCCTTCGAATATTTAACGTGGCAACGACCACGAGAGTATAAAAAATAAACCTTTTAACGCCATGTTCAGGGCGAAAATTAAGATTGAATTTGTTCTCTGCTATAATCACGAGTTAAAAAGTCATGTTCTTTGACCAGTTCTCTTATTTGACTTTGCTTATAGCGAATCATATCTTTACACTTCTTTTGCACTACTTCATCATTCAATGCTTCTGCAGATGCTAAACGTTTCTTCTGGTAACGAATATCACGCTCTAATTTTCTTTGTTTTTGTTTAATTTCAGCATTTTTTTGCACTTCTTCGGGATCATACTGAGGCTGATTATTTGTATTCACTCCAGGAATGCCTGGATAAAGAATATGAGAACAGTTAGTACCTTGTGTTCCCCAAGGCTCACCATATCCATGATCGTAGATTGAAGGTATATGTTGAAATTCTTTTGGTGCTTTTGATTTTGGCACTGTAAGAACCCAATCTCCTTGTATCCCTGCGCACGCTTTTCTCGCTGATGAATGACTACTCATTAAAGCAGTGACACAATCGAAATCTTCCATTCGCTTTAAACGTAAATCGTTGAATGTTCGATGTGTAGTGCTTTCAATTACAGTGCGTGAGTAAGCTTCCATCGACCACTCACGTCCAGCCTTGTCTTTGAAACCAGATTTAAGTCCTTCATCGATCATTTTATACACATTATCTCTTACAGCCTGTTCATGCGTTTTTAGACCAGTTAGGGTTTCTAGGGTCGATTGCTTAATGATTGCTTGATAAGCTCTCATCGTTGAATTTTGACTATAATTTGAAGTGATTAACGTTTGATTAACATTATTGTTCAAATCTAGAAACGTTTGATTTAGAAATGAATCAAGAATTTCATTTATTTCTTTCGTGACAGGTACACTTTTTTTAAGCATACGTTCTAATTCTTTATCTATTTCATTCACAATTTGAATTCCATTATCAAAAACCAATTTCTTAATTTGATTTTGCGATGACTTTGTATAAAGTGCTAGCAACTTAATGACTTTATCATTCAACACACCCATTAAATTAAGCTGTTCAATTTGCCAAAGCATCACATTTTTTTTATCAACTTTACTGATATCGCGCTTAAGCAATGTCTTAATAATTAAATTAAAGATTTTATCCTCTAGTAACGAGTATACGTTCGTTATCGCATCAGCTTGTTTTTGCATTTTTTCTGGAGTAATCACTCTAATCACCTACATCGAACATAGCATCTTGATTCCGTCTGTCATTAGTTCCTGCCTCTTGCGATGGCATTTCGTTGGTTAAATCACTTAACCACTCCTCTAATTCTTCCTCAGTCAGATTATAATTTCTAA